ACAAGATTTTGAAATAGTTGGAAAGAAGGCTTATTCAAGTTATACAAATACCGAAATGATAGGAGCATCTAGAGTCCTAGACCTGGCTTCAGAATTTTCTACACTTACTAAAAAATTTGAGGTAGTGGATGGAACAATTATATATCCACCTAAAGGATTGATTGATTTTGAAAATTATTATATAACTATTCATTTAGAAATGAGGGTAAGGGGTATAAAAAGCAAACCAGTAAATGTAAAAAGAATGTCTTTAACCTCTCTTGCATTTGATGAATCTAGAGAATACAAAATAGGAACTAGAAGTGGGCATTCTATAGTTCCTTTTACAAGATCAGATTTAAACTATAACTATAAATCAAAGAATCCATTCTTAATATATAGAGACTCAACCCCATATCTATATTTAACAGGAGACTCTGGGATATCAGTTCTTCCTTATAATTCTCAATCACTAAGAGGGGTATCCTTTCCAATTAACGATCACGCTGCTGCATCCTATAAACTTACAGGATTACAATTTTGGATGTTTTACAACAAAGATAGTGTAATATCTTCAACTCAAAAAATTGCAACTATTATAGGAACAGAAGCAAATGCAGGAATTACTGATTTCTATGACATATTCTTAATCCCAGAACTCAATGGAAAAAGGGGTAGCCTAAGAATATATAAAAACAACACCCTATATACCAATGCTAGTTTATTCATTAATGGAAGAATTATAGATGATATGAAGATAGTTCCCTTAGAATGGACATCTGTACTAATATCATTTACAGAATCTAACGATATTATCTTAAATTCTAAGGTAGGAAAATTTGAAATATATGAAGGCTTCCTGGCTAACAACGTTGCTTTCTTCCAACAACAGTTTGTTAACTTCTTTTCAAAATTAACTCAAGGAGAACAGTGGTCAGACATAGATAATGAGAATTGGGACTACCCAACTCAATTAGCCAGCCCACTAACATGGCAACAATGGGGAGAAATTGTTATTCAAGATATCGCTTCTCAAACAGGAGACAGCACTTTTAAAACTTATTTAGGTCTTTCTGAGCAAGTATTTGATGATTCTGCAACTGCTGTTACAAGTTCAGAAGGGTTTGATGCACTAACTAACACAACTTGGATCAAAAAAGAAGTTACAGCAGTATAATATGGTATACTTGGGTACATGAATCCAAAGAAACTAAAAAATAATGGTAAGCCAAGAGTAAGTGTAGTAGAAAAAAAGTCAGACTGGGGCATATATGTCTGGAAATGTGACTTTGATAACAAACCCTTTGGAGACGGCAAGGGAAATATTATGAATATTCCCGGTAGACCATTTGATATAGAGAAAATGGGAAAGATAAGAAAAGCAGCAGAATATTACGGTGCTCCTGCAGGCAAAGTAGAGTTTATGGCTGGTGTGACAAGGGTTACAGATGAAGAACATGCAGAGCAAATAGAAAGAATGAAAAGCGGCTTGATCCCAAGCGAAACAGACATTGGTGCCTGGATGGCAGCAGAAAAAGGATTTAGACAACATGGAAGATAACGAAGCAATAGCAAGAATAGACAACCTAGACAAAGTAGAAAAAAAGTCTAAGGTAGATCCATTTATAACAGATGGAGAAATTGTAAAGTCTTATGAAGGCTTACATCAAAATTTTAGAAGAAAAATTAGTAGAACAGTAAATAAAGCATTTCAAGGAATAGATGATACAAAGTCAAAACAACTATTTCCAGAAATGGATATGGTTACAGCCTATGGTCTATTTGACGTAGTTCTTCCACCATACAACCTAGATGAACTAGCATATTTTTATGAAAACTCATATGCTAACCACGCAGCAATTAATGCCAAGGTAGCAAACACAGTAGGGCTTGGATACAGTTTTGAAATGACTGATATGACAGTTGCTAAATTAGAAGAGTCAGAATCAGAAGATCAACTCATGAGAGCACAAAGAAAAATTCAAAGAACTAAGTCACAAATGACAGACTGGCTAGAAAGCCTTAATGACGAAGATACATTTACACACGTTCTTGAAAAAGTATACACAGACGTAGAAACAGTTGGAAATGGATACATTGAAATTGGTCGTAAGGTCAACGGAGACATAGGATACATTGGACACATCCCAGCAACTACAATTCGTGTACGCCGTATGCGTGATGGCTATATTCAAATTGTAAATCAAAAGGTAGTGTATTTTAGAAATTTTCAGGAATCAAAAAATATTAACCCTGTAACAAATGATAATAGACCAAACGAACTAATTCATATCAAGAAGTACTCTCCAAAGAATTCATATTATGGAGTTCCAGATACAGTTTCAGCAGCAACCTCTATGGTAGGAAACGAGTTGGCAGCAAAATACAATGTTGATTACTTTGAAAATAAGGCTGTTCCTAGATACATAGCATTGGTAAAGGGTGCAAAACTAAGCCCTGAAGCAGAGGATAAGTTCTTTAGATTTATGCAGGCTGGCTTACGTGGTCAAAACCATAGAACTCTTTACATACCTCTTCCTGGAGATGGACCAGATAACAAAGTAGATTTTAAACTAGAACCAATTGAGAATGGTATTCAAGATGGATCCTTTGAGAAATATCGTAAATCAAACCGTGACGATATACTCATGGCACATCAAGTCCCATATTCAAAAGTAGGTGGTGGTGCAGGAGTTTCTATCGCATCAGCATTGGTGGCAGATAGAACATTTAAGGAACAGGTAGCAAGACCAGCACAAAGAAATCTGGAAAAAACTATTAACAAAATTGTTAAAGAAAAAACAGATATGCTTGCCCTTAAATTCAATGAACTAACTTTGACAGACGAACAAACTCAAAGTCAAATAGACGAGAGATACTTGCGTATGCAGGTAGTTGTTCCAAACGAAGTTCGTGAAAGACTAGGATACCCAGTTAGACCTGGAGGCTCAGACCCCATAGTTCTTGGTGCACAAGCCAGAGCAGAACAAGTCGCCCAGTCAACCGGAAATCGCACTAGGGACCAACAAAGAACAGATAATGCTTCTGACTCTACTTCCACCACAACTGGGCGAAATGCTCAAGGTGAAGGTAGAGCACAGCAATAATTTGTTATAATGTTATAAGTACCCATAAAGACTAATTATAATAGAGGTAGTATGACTAATTTGCATAAAGCATTTTGGCACTCAGAAGACAACAGTATCAAGTTGTCAATGCCAATCGCTAAAGTCGATAAAGAGAAACGAACAGTTTCTGGTTTTGCAACCCTTGACAACATTGACAAGCAAGCAGACATCGTTCCAACCGATGTCAGTATTAAAGCGTTTGAAAGATTTCGTGGTAACCTTCGTGAAATGCATATGCCAATTGCGGTGGGTAGAGTAGTATCTTTTAAATCAGATAAATTTTATAATAATGAAGAAGACAAATTTTATAATGGAGTATTCGTAAATGCATATATATCAAAAGGTGCCCAAGATACCTGGGAAAAAGTTCTTGATGGCACTCTTTCTGGCTTTTCTATTGGTGGTAGCATCAAAGACTCTGAAGAAATGTATGACTCCAAAATGGATAAAGCAATTAGGGTTATTAAAGACTATGACCTCCACGAACTCTCATTGGTAGATAATCCTGCTAATCAATTTGCAAATATTGTATCAATTGAAAAAATAGCAGACGGTAGTAATAAAATTGATGGTATCATTAGTAAAGTAGATCTTGAAAATGTTTACTGGTGTGAATCAGATTCCCTAGTAAGACTTTCTCAAGAAGAAGATTCATCTTGCCCATCATGTGAAAAACACATGATAAATATAGGCTTTGTAGAATCAAACGATACTGAAAAGAATTCTGTGGTAAAAGGTTTACTGAAATCACAGAAAATTAGACTTGGTGAAAAAATAACCAAGGCTGAAAATCCTGATAAGGAGGGGAATAATATGGCAGAAGAAAATGTAGAAGTAGCACCAGCAGCAGAAGAAGTTGTTGAAACACCAGCCGCAGATGCACCAGCCGTAACTGAAGAAGTTGCAGCAGACGCACCAGCCGCTGAAGAAGTTGCTACCGAAGAAAACATTGAGAAATCTGATAGTGCAGAAGAAGCACCAGCAGAAGCACCAGCCGCAGATGCACCAGCAGAAGCAGCAGTTGCTCCAGCAGAAGTAGTAGCAGAAGATGCACCAGCAGAAGATGCCGCCACTCCCGCCGAAGATAGCGAAGACGCAGAATTGGCAAAGGCTGTAGATACAGTACAAGAATCTATTGACGAGGTTCAAAATACAGTTGCTTCAGCACTTGGAGACTTGGTGGCAACAGTTAAGTCACTTAATGAAAAGATGACAGAACTACAAAAAAGCATTGTTTCCGCAAAAGAGGAAATTACAAAAGTAAAAAACAATGTTGATGAGTTTGGAAAGCGTGTTGACTCACTAGAAGATGACACCGCTATCCGTAAGTCTGGCGACCTCGGCGGGGTCGTTCA